TCTCCATTGAAGCATATGTAAGCAAACACAATGTCGCCCACCATTGCCCGCATCACACGAATATCTTCCTCCGTGTATTGGCAATGCGATGCCAAATCAATCAAAACTCGCAAAGCGGCTATAATCATCTGAGTTGGTAATTTTTGGTCATAACAACAATAGTCACCACCCAAAACTCGATTCTCTCCAAACTTGAGCACATGGTTTTGAAATTCCTCCCACTCCGGGCCATGCGCATTTATCCCCACAGCACACTCAGACACTAATGGGTTCATTTGCATGAATCGGAGTATCGGCAAATAGTACTTGCGAATGAGAAATGTCAACGCCATGGCATTGCCATAAAAGATTCTGCACTTAGACTTAGACAAAATCTCATCCTTCTTGCACGCTTTTGCAATAGGATAGGCACGTTCACCACGTCTATACAAGTTCTCACAACGTTCAATCTCAAGAACTATAGCCGTATCGAACTCTCGTTTCACAAAGCCTGTTTTATCTGGCTCAGACTCTGTGATAAAATTTCGCTTGGGGCCACTCAAAGGAAAGCCTATCGACGTGTCCATTTTGATTGCATCAATGAACTTGCAGCCGGGTATGCCATGAATGTTATCAAAATCCGACAAAGGTTTCATCGCTCTCCACATGTCACGCTTCACCAACTGGACCAGGTCTGACTTGTAATCTTGTACAGCTATTTTGAGAACTGCATAAGAAAACATAGTCCCTGGGTTTGCTAAATTAGCTAGACACGTCTGCCAACCATACCAATCGGGCTGCATCTTGGGTGGACCATACACATTTGGAACACCACAAATATCAGTCACGTGCTCACTTATCAACGTGACTTGAACATTGGACGTCATGGTGGTTCTACCCACACAAGTGCCCAAGTACTCAACCTGCGAGTTGTGGGGCATGTACCGTAAAGGACTCTTTGCGTGTAATGGGGCATCCTTCATGATTTCCACGCCTAGAACTTCTTTGGGAAATTCACCAGCGGAGCCCGTCAGCACAACTCCCTCGCGAGTTTCCAAATCGGCGTATGCAAGTTGCAACTGCCCCCTCTCGATACTGCCATAGCACCCCTTGGTCGTACCACCTATTCCACCAAGGTGAATACCAATAATGGCGCTGCCAGTGGTTTCCGAGAACAATGTTGCTCCGCACAAACCTTCAAAAGTGGGTCCTGTCAAGTTCTTATACTCGCCACCCATGAAAGTACAACATGTTGTAACGTGTTTAGGGACTGTTAGGCCTTTGAAAACCATTAAATCCCCATCTTTCTTTCTCCACAACATGCGAAAGGGTACACTACCCATCTGTGACAAAGGAAACATGTCTGTCAGATCTTTGTATGAGCCGCCATTGGCTACGTAGCACACACGCAAATCTGTGTTGGGAATTCTGTGTGTCTGGTCCACATGAATGAGCACCTTGAACTTGCCCCCTGACGCTTCAGGGTTTTTCTTGCGAAATGTACATGACAATTCTGGACCATACTGCTCAAAGTAATGGTCCGGTACTAGCATCGCATTCGATTTCAACATCAAACCATTGACCATCGCATTTTCACCAGATTTGAGATGCACAGACCCATATACCAAAGCTTTAGACACGACATCTTGCACATGGTCTACCGACATTCGTGCTGATTTTTCGGTGACGGGCAATGATCTCCGAA